TGCTGAACCTGATGCTGAACCTGATGCTGAACCTGATGCTGAACCTGATGCTGAACCTGATGCTGAACCTGATGCTGAACCTGATGCTGTCCCCGATGAACCTGAAGCTGATGCTGCCCCTGTCCCCGAGGAACCCGAGGTACCTGGATTCGAGGAAGTTCAAGATGAATATACCCCTTCCCCTGACCCCCAGGAGGAAGTTATCCCTGAGCCTGATCCTGAACCTGAGGAACCCGATGTTGATTTTGATGGTGCCGATGTTGATGCCGAACCTGGGGAAGATGATGTTGAAAAAGAGTATCCTGATTTATTAATGGACATGAAAGAAGAAAAAGAAGGAGATGAAGAAGGTGATGAAGATGAAGATGAAGGTGAAGAGGGATTAACTGAAAAAATGATGGATGATGAAGAGAATGAAGCTGAAAAAGAGAAATATAGAGAGAAACGTGAAGAATTAGAATTAAAGATTAATGAAATTGTTGATGTTAATCGATTACAGGTAACGAGAAATGAGTTAGTATTACATAATGTTGATTGGTTTAATGTATGTTGTGGTATTTCTGAGTATGATTTATTATTTGAAGAAAAATGCAGAAAGGAGATTGATAGTATGGGTATTACAATTAAGAGAAGTGATATTATGAAAACAATGGATACTATAATAAATAATGAAAACCATACGACAGCGTTAAGGCGTGCTATAAAAGCGCGTTTATTACAATGTTCAAGTGATCCACAGACTTTTTTTGATAGGATAATGAATAATGTTACTTATCCAAGCTATAGTTCTTGTGATCATAGAGTACCTGGTTCTGTGTTATATTTATATGATGAATATCTTTATTTATTAAATATGAAGATAGATGGTGTTACAAAGTTGGAGATGGTATTATTATTAATTTTTTGTGAAACAAGACAACATTTATTATCAAAATATATATCATTAGAAAACTTACGTAAGAAGAAGGATAGTATTGGCGATGTTAAAAAACTAATGAAAAATTTATTAAAATTAGATAAAGATATTATAGAAAAATATAAGATGGAAGAAGAGAAGAAACTGGAACAGGAGAAGGGAGAGAAAGAAATAGTTGATGCCGAACGACCTGGAGAAGTACCGGTTGAAGAAGAACGCGAAGAATTAAATGAAATGGAACGTATGGAATACCAGAAACTAATGGAATTGAAGAAAGAAAAAGAAGAAGAAGAACAAAGGAAACGGGAGCAGATGCCCGAGATTCAAAGAATTCTTCAAGAAGATAATGAAATTAAAGAACGTATTAAATTAGAACTCGAAAATATGGAACCTTCACCTGAAGTTAAGGATGCTAAGGAAGGTATGGACGGCGATGGTTTTGATATGTTTGCTTTAGATAAGGATGAACAGGCCGCTGTAGATTCTCGAATGTCTCAGGAAGGTGGTGATTTTAAGTTTAATAAGAACAAAATAAAAGAAGAATGTAATACTATTAAGGAAAATCGATTAATTTTCCCCCATCAATTACGTAGTGTATATAATTGTTTTGATAATTAGACTGAAAATTCAAAATTGTCATCATCACAGTAATCACTATATTTACTTATATCTTCATTATCATCTTCTAATAGATTATCTATATTTTTATCTGTTACATTTATGAAATCATCAGAAGTTATATTGATTTCATTCATTCCTTTAATCATTTTTTCTTCATCAAGGAATATATCACACATCCCTGTTCCCGCATTAATAACTTGACCCATCATGATATTACTTGAAACACCGTTTAGTTTATCTTTTTCACCAAATATACCTGCTTTAATAAGTTGGTCTGTCGTATCTTCAAAGGAACATTTCGCAAGAGGTCCAATATCACCTCTATTTATACCTTGACGATTAATAGCAGTAAGGAACCCTTTATTTGTCATGATATCACATAGGATTTCAATATGTCTATCATTAATATACGAGCCTTCATATTCAACGACATCTGTGATCTGTTCTATTAGAAGTGCCCTGGCTGCTTCAATTCCTAGAACATTAAAAACTTCAATGATGTCATTTGAGAATGTTTTAATATAGTTTACATATGGAGAGTTAAATACATCTAGAAGATTAACTCCATCTGTTTCTAACATCCATGTATTTTCTGAAATAATTTCCCCTTCTTTTTTCTTATATACATTTACTTCACTCATAACAATATTAGTAATGTTTTTGATACCTTTAATGACTACATTCGACAACATATCTTCTTGAATATTTTTAAAGATTGACAATACATCACTTTGATCGTGTAATCCATTTAGTTCTGGATCTTCTTTCCCTTGAATATTAGCTTTAATTGAAATTCTTCCAATTAGATCTTTTGAATTATCATCTGAATATATGAAATTGATTCTATCAATATCATATTCCATAATTGCTAGATAAACATCTTCCATAACTATACCATTTTCCATCATTAATTCTTTATTAAATTTGAATCGGATAATCCACGGCGAGGTTTCTTCATAATCATAATCATCCCCATTTTCTAGAGATAGGAACTCTTTATATACTTTAAGTATGTTCGAATCACCTTCTATATCTGTTTCGTATATAGTATTTTTGGGGTCATAGAATATTTCATTCTGAAGGACAATGTCTTTTAGTACTGTATATTCTAATTTATTTTTTACATATTGAGATTTATTTTGGAAACCACCATAATCATCTTTTAAGAATATTGTTGTTGATGGAGATTTGAGGTTTTTTGTTACACCAAGTAATTCTCTGAGACGTGGGATACCTCTGGTAACATTTGATTTAGCACTTACACCGGCATAATGGAAAGTGTTAAGGGTCATTTGTGTGGCCGGTTCACCTATACTTTGTGCAGCAATGGCACCGACCATTTCACCTGGACTAATCCTTGATTTTTCAAAGAGATGTTCGATTGTTGTTACAATAAGATCATATTCTTCTTTTTGAATTTTATGTTTTGTTATTAGTATTTTAGGATTAAGGTAAATGTCAATAAGAATATGGATAATTTTGTTATTTTCAAATTTTTCTGTTATTTTAAGTTTATTTTTAAGAAGAATGTTACCATTAAGGATTTCAATTGGAGTAATATTTGAAAGTTTATTTTTATTTTTACATATATTTTTGGTGATCCTTTCTATATGAATCGGGTATTTAATTTCATTTGTAACTTTTCCATTTACTAGACAATTATTAAATATATATTCTTTATGATCGAGTAGTTCATAGAAGGCTTTTTCAATGATTTTATAATCTTCTTTTTTAATATTTTTAATAGTTGATTTTGTGAGTAATTTATTCCATTTCGTTTTATTATCAAAAAGGAACATTTTACAAATATCATCTGTATTTAGTTCCATAATGATGAATGACTGACTTTCTACACAAATCGAATCCATACCATCTTCTCCATATGTAAATTGAACAATACATCCTGAGTTATTTCTTACTGAATAGTCATAATCAACCCTTAAATCTTCCATTGATTTGATTAATTTCCTTTGAAGGTAACCTGTTTCTGAAGTTTTTACGGCTGTATCAATGAGACCTTCCCTTCCACCCATAGCATGGAAGAAGTATTCTTGTGGGGTTTGTCCAGAGATGAATGAGTTTTCAACAAATCCCCTTGCTTCTGATGAGTCATCATATTTATTATAATGGGGAAGTGTTCGATCAATATAACCATATGGAATCCTTGCGCCTTCAACATTTTGTTGACCGAGACAGGCTACAATTTGAGCAATATTTGTTGATTTACCTTTTGAACCACTATTAACCATATTTGTGACTCTATTTTTCTGATCTAAATTTTTAAGACCAATATTACTTGTTTGACTTAATGTTTTATTAAGAAGACTATTTACTTTATTTTCAAAATATTCTTTATTTGTTTTACCTGAATAATTTTCAAAAATATTAAGATGAAATTCTTGAATAATTTTTTCAATATTTAATTTATTTTCATCAATAACATCTCTGATTTTTTCGTTTGTATCTTCATCAGCAATCATATCACCAATCCCTACGCTAAACCCTTCAATAAGTAGGAAATAAGCTGTAATTTTTTGTAGATCATCGATAAAGTCTTTTGTCCTTTCAGGACCAAGGTCATTATAGATAGTATGGATGAGTCCTTTTGATGTGGCTGTGAATATTTTTTTGTCAAGACCCCCCGATATAATATCTCCATTTTCAATTATAACTTTATTCAAGTAATCATCGGGATTAGTATCATATGAATTATTTTTCATAGTAAGATTAATATTATTGGGGATAATATAAGAAAGGACTGATTTACCTGACCACATGGGGACTTCTTTATTATTTAGATTAATAGTAATTGATGGTTCTGGAATAGTTCCGTCATAAGTACTTAGAGTACATAGAAGGTTCATAACTTGATTTTTTGAAAAGTATGATGTTTCTACATTTTCTTGTGAAATTTTTTCGCTTGTTTTCTTGGTAGGATATATGTTTGTATTATTTGAAAAGTGATAGGAATCAATTCCGGATCCTTCATATTTGATAACTTCCCCTTTAGTTAATTTATTTATACCTAGAAGAGTATCTTGAACAATTGTAATAATTGGTTTATTTTCTCTCGGAGAAATAATTTGGTACTTAACTGATGCTATATTCATTAATTCTGAAACAGTCGCAATAGATTGTGGAGCATGCATATTCATTTCATCTCCATCAAAATCTGCATTATATGGTGGTGTAACACTAACATTTAAACGAAATGTATTGCCATCCATTACTCTTATACGATGACCCATCATACTCATTTTATGAAGGGATGGTTGACGATTAAATAGGACATGGTCTCCATCTAAGAGATGACGATGTACAATATCACCTTCATCTAATTCAATATCATTAATATTTTTCTTTGTTAATGTTATGTTTAATCCTGATTTTTTGACGATTAGTTTAATTCCGGGGTAAGTATTTAGACCATTACTTAAAAGATCTTCTAGTTTTTCTTTATTATATTTGTTAACTATTTCTGGGTAGGTTAAATTTTTAGCAATGGGATATGGAACCCCTAATTCATCTAATTCGATATTTGGATCGGGTGTAATGACACTTCTAGCTGAAAAATCAACCCTTTTACCCATAAGATTATTACGGATTCTGCCTTCTTTTCCTTTTAGACGTTGACGGATTGCTTTAAGGGCACGACCAGATCTATGGACTGCTTGTGCAATACCCGGTAATTCATTATCTACTACTGTAGCAATATGGTATTGAAGTACTTTTGTCCAGTCATCAATAACTTCTTTACGACTATTATTATCTATTTTTTGTTTAAGTACATTATTAGTTTTAACAATATCGCATAATTTATGTGTAATATCATCATCCATTCTTTGGGAATCATCTTGTTTTACAGATGGGCGGACCGATGGAGGTGGTATAGAAAACACCGAACATATCATCCATTCTGGACGACACCAAACATCGGAAAATCCAAGGATATTAACATCTTCATCTTTTATCCTTTCAAATATTTCTTTAACTTTCTCAACTGTTAATAGTTGTGTTTTTTGTGATGAATCTTCAATATCAAGTTTACTCCAAACTGCAGATATACCATCCATTCCATCAAGTTTTAGTTTATCTGGTTGTTTGGCACCACAACCACAATCGGTTTCTTGTCCACAACGATTAATCTTTTGTGATAATTGATAAATTTCATTCCATCTAGTTTTATTTGATTTTTTCATTAGAGCTTTAATTTTGGGTGAATCTTTATTAATGAGTAGATTGGAGCAATGGATGCATGTACATTTTAGAACTTTTAAAATCATGTTAATAAATTGATAATGATAAACCGGTCTAGCTAATTCAATATGTCCAAAATGACCTGGACAATTAATATTAGATTGTCCACATGTTCCGCAAACTTTATCCATATCAGTTGTACCCATTCTTGGATCAAACAAACCTTTAATAACCGGAGAGTCTTTATCATATGTTTCATGTTTTACAACTTCTACAACTGACCTTTTCCTTATTTCATCCGGACCCATAATACTAAATTGAACTCCAATAACATTATTAGTTTCAGGTTCAATATATTCTTTATTCATATATATTAAACTATTATCTTTTTTTTTTAAATAAAAATAGTTTCAAATTTGATTATTTGAGTTTTTGACTTAAAAATAATAAATAAAATAATATATATGGACAACGAAAATAATAATCATTCAATGGTCACTAGATCAAAGAAAAATCTAGAAGAAAAAATAGAAAATAAACCGGAAGACAACTACAAACTTGAAATAGATGAACATGGAAATGTAAGCGATCTAATTGATTATGAATGTAATGAATCATTTGATAATGAAATGTTACAGACTGAGTTAAATAGATTACGGGGAAATAATAAAAAAAATAATATGAATACAAGTCCCAAGTTTACAATCAGTCCAAATAAAAAGAAAATAACTAAAAGGAAAAAAGGAGATAAATTATCTGAGTTATTTGTAAGTTATTTAATAATGAATATGATCTCGAATAATAACTTAAATATAAACAAAAAGAAAAAAAGAAAAAGAATAAACGATTCAAATACAGAAGCTTTACTTTATGATATAAAGGCAGACGAAACAAGTAATATTGCGTTTTCTATAGAAGAAGAAGACGAAGAAGAAGAAGATAATGATAATATATCATTTAAAGACTCTAGTGATAGTGATAGTGATAGTGATAGTGATGATGATTATTCGTATTGTACAGATGGGAGTGATATTGAATTTGAGGATGATGAAATATTATATTCATCTGAAGAAAGCGATGATGGAGATGAATATGACCAACAATATGTTGAACTGACTGAAAATTCTATGGATGAAGATGGAGATTATGATTATTTTCGTAATTTATCAAAAGACAAAAAAATTAGGCATTTAGAGCATCTTGAGCAGATTAAGGAAATAAATAGATCAAATATTCCTATGAAATTTAAGATATTAGAATCAAATATGGATTTGAGGACTAAATCTATTGCTATTAATAATATTGAAAAATTATCTGAGATGGATGTTTCAACTGGCGAATATTGTAAGATGGACAAATGGATAAATGGTTTAATAAAAATTCCATTTGGCGAACATGTAAAATTGCCTATTGATAATAATAGTAATATTGAAGATACACGTAAGTATTTATTTGAAACACAAAAAATATTAGATAAAGCTATTTACGGACATAAAGAAGCAAAAATGCATATTCTTCAAGTTCTTGGTAAATGGATTAAAAATCCTTCATCATTGGGAAATGTTCTTGCTTTACAAGGACCAATGGGTAATGGAAAAACTACATTAGTGAAAGAGGGTATTGCTAAAGCAATTAATCGTCCATTTGCTTTTATAGCATTAGGAGGGGCATCTGATTCAGCTTTCTTTGATGGACATTCATATACATACGAGGGCTCACACTGGGGAAGAATAATTGATATTTTAATTGAATCAAAGTGTATGAATCCGGTAATTTATTTTGATGAATTGGATAAAGTGAGCGACACACATAAAGGAGATGAAATAATTCATTTATTAACGCATCTTACAGATCCATCACAAAATAGTTTATTTCAGGATAATTATTTTCCGGGTATTCAATTAGATTTATCAAAGGTATTATTTATATTCTCTTTTAATGATGAATCACGGGTAAATAGGATTTTAAAAGATCGGATGTATGTTATTAATACTAAGGGATTTAAACCGGACGATAAGATATCTATATGTAATGATTATATCTTGCCGGAATTGCTTGAAACATTTAAATTTAATAAAAATGAGATAATTTTTGACAATGATTCATTATTATATATAATTGAAAAATATACTGAAAAAGAAGAAGGTGTTAGAAATCTTAAGAGATGTTTGGAGACAATAATATCAAAAATAAATATATATTATCTTTCTCAAAATGGTATAGATGATGAGAATGAAAAAATACCATTAACATTTGAAATAAAGGAGTTTAATTTACCATTAAAAATATCGAAAGAGATAGTTGAAGAATTAATTAAACCACGAGAAGATAATTATAAACCACCGGAACATATGTATATGTAAAATTAACGACATGTACCGTGATGTTCATTTCTACGAATTCCTCCGTCCCTTTCATGATATCGACCGACACATGGTCTTTTAACTGCATTTTTCCAGTATCCACTTTTGTTACATTCTGCTTCTACGTGTTTTGCTTCTCTTTCACCATCACCCCCCCTTCTCCAACTCGATCCACCCGTACAGTTTCTTGTTCCATAGTAGCCATATTTATTATATTGTTCATCTTTTTTAATCCATTTATTATTAACCCAATCATAGTCATATAAACTATATGTATCAAGTTCTTTATCTTCGGGCAGTGGTCCAGCACCTCTAGGAGGTGTTTTTCCATAAGAGTCCTCTTCCCATCCTCCTCTTCTACAATGGAATAAATTATTATGAATTACTTTATTATCTGAATCTTCGCAAGTTTCGTCTCCTGGATTACCCATTCCATCCGTACACCTTTCTTTTCCACCATCTCCAACAGATAGTAGAAAACCACTATAATTTTTATCTTCACCTTGATGGTTGGTCCCAATTGGTTTATATTCTCCGGCAGCAGCAGGATCCATATCCCAAACGGGATAATAATAAGGGGGTCTAGAGTTATAACCAACGGGGATTTTAAGGTTTGTATCAAACCCGGTTGGTTTTATTGGACTTATAATATCTGGTAAGAACCCTACAATAGTATTATTTCCATTTTCTGCCCAGCTTTGTTTATTATCTGTATTTAATTCACTATTTTTTAATCCTGAGGCTAATTTATCTGATGGTAAATTAGATTCATAAAATTTATGAATACAAGAAGGACAACATTTATTAAGTGTTTCTTGAGAATCTTCCGACATATATAATCCATTATTTCCATCCGGACTATGGAAATTACAAGCAGGATTTTGAAGGTTATAAAAGTCCCCAATTCTATATCTGTTATTATTTAAAGAAGATGGATTTTTCCCTATATTATCGCTTTTAATACATGGATTTCCTTCTTCATCATCGGGGAAACGTTTACAAACTCCATCTCCAAATGCGGTTGTATCATAATAATATCCATATTTACATTTACAATTTGTAAATGGATTATATCCATTTGAACATTTACATAAATGAACCCATTTACCTGTTTTATTATCAATGTAAGCATTCTTAAAAGAATTTTTCCATTGTTTATCACTATGATCTTTCCATTTTTCCGACCTTGAAAATCCATAATATACTCCTTTATTAGTTTCTGATCTGCCTGCTGTTGGAACAATCCTTACACCCCCTCTTTCTTTTTTCCATGATTTATATCCAGGTAACCAACTATATCTATTACCATATTCTGAATACTTTTGATCAAGCCAGCGATCTCTTTTACATGAATCCCATTGTGTATTTAAAATACCCCCTTCATCATTTATAGAACAGTAACTATCATTATATTTAAGTGATGATTGATCACCACATATAGACGGGGACCCCCCTTCATCTCCATAATCATCATAATCATCATAATCATCATAACTAGTTTCTTCTTCTTCAACTTCTTCTTCAACTTCTTCTTCAACTTCTTCTTCAACTTCTTCTTCAACTTCTTCTTCAACTTCT